TATTGAAATGCCATTGCTCAGTCTGTAAAGCGTTGGTCACTTCATCGAGGATGCTTTCAGCGAGTTTAATAGCAGGGTTACTTGCATCAATACTCGTAACAGGCGACTGACCAACATTGGAGAGAATAACGTTAATTGCCGCTAGCTTGGTAAGCTTTGCCATTTATTTCTAGGGAATGGTATGCCCCGAGGGACCCGAAAGTCCCAGGGGCCATTATCAGGCTTTGGCTTGGATTGAGCCAGCCACAGAGGTACGCAGCGAACCGCAACCCATGGCAAGCTTGCCCACGATCAGGTCGCCCTGATACTGAACATGGAAATCACCAGAGGTGGTTTCGATGCTGGGGGCCACAGCTTCCACGGTGCCGGCAGCTTCACGATGGAAGACCAGACCAGCACAGGTGGTGTTGGTGTGTGCGTAGTTGTTGTTTTCACCAGCGATAGCGGCGCCACCAGCAGCCATGAAGGGCAGGTGGTTGGACTTGTACAGACGGATGCCACAAATGCTGTAGAGGCCTTTACCGCTGTTCATGTCACCCTGGTTGTTACCGAGCTCACGGTTCAGGATGTTGGTATCCACCGAGGAGATCAGGCTGTAATACTGGCGGGGGGACAACACAGCCACGCGACCCTCTTGAGGAGCGTTGCGCTCGTCCAGAACGGCAGCTGCCTCGAAGAAGCCATCCACCAGGGCCTGGGCGTTGAACTGGTTGTTAGCGCCAATCTTCACCTCAAAACCACCAGGCTCGCCGGTCACGACAGAGGCTTCACGGGAAGCGTTGTCGAGCACACGAGCAATGCGCTGGTCGTAGAAGGCGGCCATGGCCTCGCCGATCTGCTTCGAGATCTCAGCACGCTGGGAATATTGGCTCAGCACTTCGTCCAGGTCATAGACGAACTGGCTGGACACCAGCAGGTCATCCATGAGCAGAGTCTTCTCGTTTGCCTTCAGCGCGGTATCACCGAGCAGAGGAGTGCCAGGGGTATGGAACCCAGCACCGAGCTTGCCAGTCATCAAGAACTGCTTACTCTTTCCACCACGGAGGGAGTAGGTGCGAACCAGGCCTTTGAAGATGGTGGCAGCGTTGAACGCAGTGAACACTTCACCGCTGAACAGAGTCAGAGCGGTAGCGTACTTAGTTGCGTAGGTATTACCTTGGTTCCCATTAACGGCATTAGGCCGTGTAAGGTTAGCAATGCTAGTCATTTGAAAGAACTAGGAGAAAGTTTGTTTGTTCGGTCAGCCGATCAAATCCTTTTCAGATGAAAGTTGTCCGCCGCAGCGGGCTTTCCCCTACTCTTAGATTGTCTCTATAGACCTAGATCTTTCCTTGCAAGGATTGCCGTTTTAATGCCACGGACACGGGCAATAGGCTAGGGTTGGTGGGGAACGTACTTGTACAAACGTGTCACAGCAGATCCTTGCTAATGGACAACCGCTGTTCCACATCAGCACGGAACGCAGGGTCAGAAGAATACAAGGGGTTGGCAATGTCACGAGCCAGCTCAGCAGTGCTGCGGTAAGGCTTGATGCCGGTGTTGGAGGAAGTACGCCCACTGACCATCTGTCCTTCAAAACCTTCAGCAGCCTTGTAGCGATCCCTTAGAGCACTCACAGCAAAGCGGATAGCAGCTGCATTACCAGAGTCTGTAATGCTATTGAAAACCTCGACTTCATCGCGATCGAGGTTTTCAGCGGCCCACTGAACCATCTCTTGATAGCCCTCAGGACCACCAGCGATGGTCATGATCTCGTTAGCCTCTTTTTGTGCCAGCTGCTGAGCTTGCTGGAAATTGCCTAAATTCTTGGTATAGAACGCCTCATATTCGCGGATAAACTTTTCAGGATTTGACTTTAACTTTTCAGCCAGAGTCTTTACCGTTTCATCGCTTAGACCGTTGCCTTGAGCATATTCATCAGCGGCTTTAGTCAGTTCCTCATACTCCTGTTGAGAGGCCTCTTCCTGCCCCTCTGGGGCCTCGTCAACCTCTGCTTCATCTCCTTGTCCCAGTTTCTTCTGAAGCTCCTCGTAGGCCTTCAGGAGCTCATCCTGGGACTTGAACTTGCCACCGATCAGATCAGCAGACTGGTTCTCTGAATCAACTTGATCAAACAGGCGAGCCTTATCCTCATCCTGCATCTGCTGAATCTTTTCACCCTGTGCAAGAGCTTCTGTTTCTGCCGCCTGTTGCTGAGGGGTGGGTGCGTCAGGGTTAGTGTCAAAAGTTACGGTTGGCATTAGTAGGTGTCGGTAGTAACGTTGCCAAACGAGGGGCGAACCTTAGGCTTCTGGCTATAAGTACCAGCATCACCTGAAGGCTTAATCGTTGGCTTGATGGAATAGTCGATAACCTTATCGAGCGAAGCCTCTACTTCAGTGGGAACCCAGGCTTCGCCTGTTTCGACTCCACCTTGGTAAGTTCCGTCAGAGCTGCGGGCCCTCGTCCGGTTTGAATGGCTCTGCTTGTTGTTGTTGTTGGTTGGCATACTGGTCAACTAATTTTTCAGCAATTGGAGACTTGGCGAGTTGGCCCATCTGATTAACCAGACTGGCTTGCATCATGTCCTCCTTCTGCATGCCGACTTCCTGCTCCATAGTTGCAGGATCCTTAACAAGGTTGAGAACATCAATGCCACTCGCTGCTGCAAGTCTCTTGAGGAATTCTGTAGGATTAATAAATTGAGCAAGGGCCTCAGGACCCATGCCTAGAGCAACAGTTTGCATGAACTCCATCAGAGCAATGCGCTCCTGCCCACGGCCAATGCCGTTAAGGCCAGCAACCACAGTTGGCATCACCAACCCCTTGGGGAGAGGCGGAACCGCTTTCTGTCTCTGAAGGATATGCAGCTTGCGGTTTAGGTACGGACTTAACAATTCAGTTGTCAGATTCCCGTAGATACCGCCAAGTTGCTCGTTCAGCTCCTGTTGGATGGCAGAGATCTCGGTTGCGGTAGTTCGCTCACTCTGACGAGGATTTAAGATCAAGAACGCATCTGACAACCGAGTCGTAAGATCACGAATCATCTCCTGCACAGTGCGGAAGTCAGCAGTCTTACCAACTTGAATGACTCCCACATCATCAGGACGACCCTGAATGATGGCTCCGTTGCTAGCTCGTGCCAGCGATTGTGGTTTGGTAGAAGCTGAGGGGGATACAGTAAAAATCACCTTCGCTGCAGCTGCACTGCCCTCCACAAGAGCCCGCATCAGATTTTCAAGGGAAGTCAAATCCCCAAGAAACTCTTCTACGCGACCACGTCCAAATGGTTCACCATCCACGACGTTAAATCTAAGTCCAAGCCAAGGAGCAATACTCTTAGGAGCAGAGCCATCAGTGCCTGGGATAAGTTTACCATCAGCTTCTTGATACCATTTCCATTGTCCATCCTGAAGTTTGGCCCATGTGTAGACATCGGCCTCTTCCCAATTATTGGAGCTCTTACCTGAACCCACACCATAGCGGGGGCCGTCAGCACCAGGAGCGTTGCAATCCTTCTCTTTACTATCGAGAAGTTGCTTTTGAAATTCAGCCGGCAGCAGAGTCCGGTGTACAGACTCAACAGTTACTACTTCAATGAGATTGCCGTCACCATCACGGTTGACAACATAGCGATCCAGTGGATAGACCTTAAGGGCTTTCTTCCCGACAAAGATAAGTACATTGCCAGTGACGACCAGATGCTTCATGGCTTGGTGGAGCATCACCCGGTCAGAAGACTCAGAAATCTGCTGATGAATGATTCGCTCAAGCTTTGAGAGCGAAAGATCAATCTCACTGCGAACTTCTGGGGTAAGCTCTGGAAGCTGCATGAGTTCAGCATCAGAGATCTGCAGCTTGAAGAAGCTGGTATTGACTGGGAAGAGTGACAGCATCAACTTAGCTGCCAACACATTCACGCCCTTAGCACCCACACTCTGCCAAGGAATAGGGAGAGAGCCCCCCTTAGTCTGACCATCTTCGACGATCAGATAGGGGAGCGTTAGCTTTGCACACTCCCTGGCAGAGTCAAGGTATTGCTGCCTATCCGCTGACAAAGTTTGATAGCGAGATGAGGCTGGATCTTTCATTTTAGCTAGGGATATTTAGACTACCTTTTCTGGGATCAGTCTGTGTGTTAACCGATTTATCAAGAGTAATCCTGAGCGGAGAAGTACCGCCAGATGCTTGTTGAAGTTGCGAACGCTTTGAGGTGCGCTTCTGCATCTTGGCGTTGTTCTCATTGTTACCACTTACCGTAACAGGAGGAGGCAGAGGAGCAGCCGGCGCTGGGGCCGGAGGAGGCTGCGGGGCCATAGGTGGCAAATCCGGCGCTCTAGGGGGGGCTAGTGCCGCCAAAAGCGACATCATATTTAGCTTGGGTGATTTCCCTCGACCGGCACACATAGTTCTAATCCTCTTTTAACGAGTAAATGTAGTGAATGTAATCTACAATGGATCTCTGTCCGGCTAAGAACATAATCTTGGCAAGAGAATCCGAAGGGTTTGGATTGTAAAGTGGATAAAGCTCTTCAAGCTTTTCAAGGAGTTCGTAGATGACCCTGTCACCGTCAAATACATCCTTGCTTTCAAGCTCAGCCATAAGAAGGTAGGTCGTTATTGGACGCCTCGAAAAAGGCGGGCATTCTGGCTCGCTGGGTGTCGGTTAACCCAGCTGCCTTACCATTGTTATAGAGAGAGTCGGACTGGGCTAGCCAGAAGTCCTTATCGAGCCACTTGTTCTCGGACTGACCCAGACCATCCATTACCCAGTGCACAGTAGCCTTGCGTAGTTTGTTCAGACGTGGGGTGCTCTTCAGCCCGAGGTCATGAGCAACCATTCCATGGATTGCCACGTGAGTCTGCTCATCCCTGGAGATGTCGGCAGCCAGTGTTCGCAGTCCCATGTCTCCGTTGAAGCGGAAGAATGGCAGCAGGACAAAGAACACGCTGCGCTCAAGAATCGATGCCTTCAGAATCGGGTGCTCCGGTGCCTCCAACCAAGCGTTGCGAATCACCTGTGATTCCCGCTCTGCCTTTACATCTGTTCCATGAGCCGCAACAATGTATGAAAGGCCAAGGTCATGCTTGTCTTCGTCCTGTTGATTTGACAGCAGAGCTTCGATGACACCCCGTTTGCTGGGGAGCTCCTTATCAAGTCCCTGCTGCAGGAACTCTTTAACAGGAAGCTCAAGGGTACGAAGAGCGAGAGCTCGATACAAAGACTCCTCTGCTCCCTCTACAAATTGACCCCGCTCAACTTGAACGGGAGTCCATTTTCGCTTTCTGGCAATTACATCAAGATAGCTAGACATTACTCAGCACATGAAACACAATAGTCTTCATCAACTTCAAACGAGAAGATGTCTTTGTACTCATCATCCAGAATGGCGGTAGCATCATCCTTGCGGAGAGTATCAGGCATCACCTGAAGTGCGTAGTAAAGAGAGGTCTGAGGTGACTCAAGCCAATCTTCAATAAATGCCTCGTCATAGGTGACAACATCAGACCAGCTGTTGAAGCTGTATCCGTGCAGCAGACCCGTGCTGTTAAGCATCTGCATGATGCCATTAGCAACGGACTTGTAGGCTTCCCAGCCGACCTCTGCAGCAATCTCGACAGGACCATAGTTTACGGACATAACGCCAAGCGTTCCAGAATCCCTGTCAACTTCTCTAGCTATTGGCGGGGCAATTTCTGGCGTGGTTACAAATCCATCGAGATCGATGTAGCGGTAACTGCAGCTAGCAGTGGGGGCAATTGTGAATGCTCGCTCCATCCCGTGGTGTTTGGCCACTGCAGCTGCCTGCTGAATGCCACTGAACATGGATTGAGCCAGCCTGTTTGCCACGCTATCGTTGTGTTCGTAGTTATTGACAGCAGCCAACGCCTCACCAAACTCCTGATAGCTCACCCCATAACGCCGTAGCAGGTTGGCGAGGCCCAGCATTCCGAGACCGACTTGCCGATCTTCGTCTGGAGAGAGGTACTCCCCGCTATGTTCAACACCAGTTCGGGAGTGTAGTTCGCACAGGTCTTGCATTCCGTGTTGAAATGCACCTGGAAGGTCATCGAGCTCGCATGCGCCGAGGTTTACATGTTCCAGTAGACAGGTTCCCCGTGATCGCAGGTAGATTTCCAAGCATACGTTACCCCGGATACGATTTCCATCGTTGTCAAACTTGACTTTGTTGAGCCAGATGTCACCACTTTGAATGTTTTTTAGCAGAGCTTGCTTAATATCATCAGAGGCTCGATTCCACCATAGTGTCGTGATGTCAACGCATCGCTTCACCCATGGCAATTCGGCGCGTGTTGCTTTAATAAATTCGAGAATGTCGGGGTGATTAAGATCAAGGTGCAAAACTACAGCACCGTTCTTGTATACTCCTCCTCGCCTTAGGATTTCATTGAGGGAGGAGTAGATCTTTCCGAAGGATACTGGGCCAGATGCCACAAGACCCTTGCTATTCTTAGCGCCTTTGGGACGGATCTTGGAGAGGTGTACCGCAACGCCCGCTCCATAGCGTAGAGCATGACTAACGAATCGCCACGATGCTTCAATTCCATTGGGTCCTTCTATCTCGTCTTCCACCACAAAGACGGTGCAACTCACGGGGAGGCGGCTATCTGGATTGTCGATCCAGGACTGAACTCTGCCAGTTCGGGCAATCTTCGAGGTGGACATTGTTTTAGATAAGGTCGGTGAGGTAGGGGGGTTGGTAGTTGGGTCCTTTAATTACTTTGCCTGCCTCGTTCTTTAAGGGCTTTCCGTCCACAAGTTTGGACATGTTGCTCCTATGTACTCGAGCCAAAGCTTCATCGAGCTCCCAGCCGGCAGCTGTAGCAAACTGGAAGCAGACATAAACAATATCCGCAAGCTCTTTAAGGGCAGCCTCTCGAGCCCTAAAGTTTGAAAGATCAGCGAGACAATTGATATACGCCTCGAAGAACTCATGCGTCTCTTCAGCAATGAGATCGGATTGAAGGTCAAGAATTGAAGGCGTAAAACATGCGATTGATTGATCCATTGCCACTCGAAACTGGAGTGCTTGACCAAGTAAATCAATTGCGCTCATCGGTTGCGGAGTTTGGATACAAGAAAGATCTTTTTCTCTAGATAAGCCTTAGCTTTAAGAAGATCGTCAATCTCTTCTTCTTGAGGCTTATACCCTGCGCGAGAAATGTACTTGACTACATTGCCAAGAAAGTAGTCAAGCTTCTGATCTGCTATGAAATCCCAGACTTCAATGACGCCACGTGCGTAGTGATCTGGTGAGTATTTATTCATGAGTAGTGGGGCCAAGGTGGTGGGTTATGCGGTTCGAGTTCGTCCTCTATTTTCTGCAGAAACGACTTCATCCAAGGCTGCCAGACTTCAGGCTGCCTGGTGTATATCCTCCTAGCCAAAAGAGTCCCTCTAACGAAAAGCAGTTCTTTGTACGTCAGCTTCATTCCAGTTCTTCACAAGATTTTTGAGAGTGTTGTTGTACATAAAGTTCTGGCGTAGCAGTATTGTGCAGAGACTTGTCAGATCAGCTTTGGAGGCAGTCTTAGCAGCATCAGAAATCTGGCGTAGCTGAAACTCTTGCTCTAACGTCAGATCGAGAACTGGGG